TCCAACAGGTCAGGATTATAGACGAGGTACAATAACACGTTATTTTGCTAAAAGAAGAAATGCTAAACCATTAGAGATAAAAGAAATATCAGAGGTAGCATTTAATTCAATTACCTCACAAGATGGTAGATATAATTATGCAATTTGGGAAGTAATATCTTTATTTTGGAAAATATCTGGACCTATAAATGATTCAAAAGATCAATATGGTGTATTAAAAGCAGGTATTACTGATACAAATAAGAGATTAAGTGATCAAGCAAATCAACAAATGCGAGGTGTAAAAGGGTATCTATCTGATTTAATACAGTTTGCTGTAAAAGCTAATTTAGATTTAATAACTGGTAAATATACAGCGGGTAATGAATATACTGTACAACTTGATAATAGTAACTATATAGGTTATTATCATATAATGGCGGATGGTACTATAATGGATGGTGCAGAACATGGACAATCTACAGGTAAAATTCTTTTAACTGGAAATGTGGCTGTTCAAGCTCAAGTTAATACATTAATAAAAAATGCATTAGAACAAATAGGCTCTACACCAACTCAATCTGTACAACAACAACCACAAGAATCTGTGGATCCACCACCTCAAGTTAGTACATTTACATCTCCAACAACAGGTGGAGGTTATTAAGTTATGAATAAAAGGTTATGTATTATATTGTCGAAACAGAAGAGCAGCTAAATAGGCTGTATTGTAAAGGAACAGACTGCTATATTCGAATAATTTCAATGAATGACGAATATCATTCTGCTTTGACTTCACCTTGCCTTATATATTTTAAAACCCTTGAAAGTAAAGGCTATATATTTCCTATTAACCATTCAGAAGCATTCAAATTATCTTTAGATAAAATTATAGAATGGATAGAATCCAAATATGAAAAAATATATACTATAAATAAAAAGGAGTGTTTATATCACTTCGATTCACCAAAATTAATAGATATAGGTTATGATGATAACAGCATGGATTATTCTCTTATTCGGTCCCGTAATTATGATAAGCATGGACATTTACCATTCTGTAATTCCTTGGTTCCGATCTCAAAAATATATGAAACGGAAGAAAAAATATTTAAAGAGATTAGAGAAACAATCCCAAAACAAGTAAACGATTTTTACAATAATACTTTCCCAAGAGTATTTAAAGCAATTGAAGAACAAGGGTTAAAAGTACACCCTGATTACTTTGATAAACATTTTAAATACCATGAAAAATCATGGTTTTATCACGATAATATAGTGTATTCTAAGTATAATCTATATAACCTCACCACTCGCCCTACAAATTCATACAATGGCGTTAACTTCGCTGCTTTAAATAAAAATGATGGTTCAAGAACTGCATTTATCCCTAAAAATGATATGTTCTTTGAATTCGATTATGATGCTTATCACGTAAGAATCATGGCAAAATTAATTGATTTTCCATTAGACAGGGGCTCTGTACATACTCAATTAGGACGTATGTATTTCGATAAAGATAATTTAACTCCCGAAGAATATGCTCGTTCTAAAGAACTGACATTTAAACAATTATATGGAGGTGTATTTAAAGAATATAAAGAAATCCCTTTCTTTAAAGCAATGCAAGAGTACATAGATAAATTATGGGCTTTATTTAATGCTACAGGAAAATTAGAATTAGTTGGAGGAAAAATACTAGATAAAGAACAAATACAAAACCCAACACCAAATAAAATCCTAAACTATGTGATTCAGTCCGCAGAAACGCACAATAATGTAATTTCTGTAAAACAAGTTATAGAATATTTGGAGAATAAACAAAGTAAAGTTATATTATACACATACGATTCGTTCTTAATCGATTATGCAGTTGGAGATGGAAAGGAAGTATTAAAAGAAATTAAAAAATTATTAGAAATAAACGGTTATGTTATTAAGGTTGCATATGGCCCTAACTACAATTCCTTAAAAGAAATTTAATATTTATTATGGATTACGATATAAATTTTGACGATTTGGCAAACAAATTATTTTGCACATTTACCGCTGAAGAGCAACTAGATTCCACCCTAGCTACTATAAAAGAACAGTACGATATTTTATTTAATAAGATATTTGTTTTGTACGTAGAATCAACTAAGGAATATGTGTGTACATACAACGTAGATTCTTTTAATATGGCTGATTCCATATTAGAAAATACCATACTTCTGCATAGAAAAAAAGAATCCAATACTCTATATACAATTAATGCACTTAATGATTTAATTCGTTCATTAAATGAAGGTAAATTAGATAAAAGTTTTAGAGTAAATTGGCAAGATTACCGCAACTGTATTTTACTTACAACCAGTGGCGAGTTAAAAAAATTAGATACCAAAGTTCACGAAATAATTAATTTCTAGTTTGGTTACCTAATAGAAGGTTATTATATTAATTAAGTTACATAAAAAAAGTTATAAAAATGAATTTAGATTTAATCTCAAGCAAGTTAGAAAAACTACAGTCCCCACAAGGACAAAAATCAGATCAAAAATTTGACAGAAGTCAGTATTTTTGGAAAGCTCCTATGGGCAAATCACAAATTAGATTTGTACCCTTTAAGGAAAACAAAGACAACCCATTTAGTGAAGTATTTTTTCACTATGGAATTGGAACTAGAACGATGATTTCACCTATTAATTATGGTGAAAAAGATCCTATTGTAGAATTCTCAAAAGAATTACGTAAAACATCTGAACCTGAAAATTGGCGTTTAGCTAAAAAGTTAGAGCCTAAAATGAGAGTATTTGCTCCCGTTGTAGTTAGAGGTGAAGAAAATAGAGGTGTACGTTTTTGGGAATTTGGAAAACAAGTATATCAAGAATTACTTAGTTATGCTGCTGATGAAGATTATGGTGATTTTACAGATGTTGTATCTGGTTTAGATATGACAGTAGAAGTAGTTCAAGGTAATCCTTATCCACAAACATCACTTAGAGTCAAACCAAAACAATCACCATTATCAAATGATAATGCTTCGGTTGAAAAATGGTTAGCTGAACAACCTGAACTGTTAAAATATTATAAGAAATATTCTTATGATGAAATGAAAACAGCACTTCAAGAATGGTTAAATCCAGAAGAATCTACTGAAGAAACAAGCGGAGGCAGTATTTTAGATGGACCTGCTACTGATTTTGGAAACAAAAGTAAGGATACAGGTTATACACTTAATGTCAAAACAAAAGAGACAGTAAGCGATAACGATTTCGACGACTTATTTAAAGATTAATTTTTATGGCTAGAAAAAAAGCAAGCCTTGGAGGCGATATCTCCAAGTCTGTTAAGGGAACGTTCTCCCTTGATAAATTCAAAGCTGCTAAAGGCTTAGGAACTTCAAATAATACCTTTAAGGAACAAGAATGGATACCACTATCTCCTGCTTGGCAAGAGATGGTATCATTACCTGGTATTCCTCATGGTCATATTACTTTGCTACGTGGGCATTCAGATTCAGGTAAAACAACAGCCTTATTAGAAGTAGCTGTTAATGCTCAGAAAATGGGAATTTTACCTGTTTTTATCGTTACAGAAATGAAATGGTCTTGGGAGCATGCTATGATGATGGGTCTAGAAGTTGATTTAGAAAAAGATGATAAAGGTCAAGTTACAAGTGTAGATGGTAATTTTATCTATGCTGATAGAGGCCAATTAGGTACCGTTGAAGCTGTTGCAGGATTTATGGCAGATCTAATGGATGAACAACGAAAAGGTAATTTACCGATGGATATGGTATTTCTATGGGATTCAATTGGATCCGTGCCGTGTCAAATGTCTGTTGAAAAAGCTAAAAATAACAATGAATGGAATGCTGGTGCAATGTCTACTCAATTTGGAAATTTTATCAACCAGGAAATATTATTATCACGTAAAGAATCTTATCCTTATACTAATTCTTTAGTTGCAATTAATAAAATTTGGGTTGAAAAACCAATTGGACCAATGTCACCCCCTATTATGAAAAATAAAGGTGGAAATACAATGTTCTTTGATTCAACTTTAATTGTAACCTTTGGTAATATCTCAAATGCTGGAACTTTAAAAGTTAATGCTGTAAAAGATGGTAAAAAGGTAGAATGGGCTAAGAAAGTAAAAGTAGCAGTTGAAAAAAACCATATTTCAGGTGTTACAACTACAGGTAAAATTGTAGTAACTCCACACGGGTTTATATCTGATACTAAAAAAGATATAGAAAACTATAAAGAATTACATAAAAATGAATGGGGTGCCATTTTAGGTGAAGGTCCATTTCAAGTAGTATTAGAAGGTTCAGATGAAGAAGAATTTAAAGGTATAGTTTCTTCATCAAATGAATAAAACACATCAAGATATTCTCAATAACTTGCATGAGGAATCTACTCTGGAGCCCTTGCACCTAAATAGCAGGGTGCTCCTAATAGATTCAATGAATACTTTTCTACGTTCATTTGCTATGATCCCCGCTATTAATCCTCAAGGTAACCATATTGGAGGTTTAGTCGGGTTTATGAAATCTTTAGGATATGCTATAAAATTAATTCAACCTACTAGAGTTGTTTTAGTATTTGATGGTCAAGGAAATATTACAAATAGAAGAAATACATATTCTGAGTATAAAGCAAATCGACAAATAAAACGAATTACTAATTTTAATGTATTTTCTACATTAGAAGAAGAATCGGAATCAGTTTCTACTCAAATGATGCGTTTATTAGACTAT